ACTGAATAATTAATAACAGGAGGTGGTCCTGCCGCATTACCAACTACTTCGGTAATATTTCTAATATATCCTTTAGAAAGAATTGCTCCTTCCATTTCTAAATTACCGGAAAACACCGCCTTGTGAGCAGTTCCATCTTTATCGGAATAGAACAAGAAAGAGTTATTATTTGTTCCGGGTTGTTTTAGAACTAAATATGCATCCGAATTAGCATTGGAATTTCTATTCAATCTTATGGATTGGTCTTGTCCATTTACCGCCTTTGCATCAATATCCAACAGAATCGTTTCGCTTGCAGTTTCATTTTCAGCAATAATCTGTGCTTGCGAATCTTGTAGCCCTTTAAGTTTCAAATGGCCTGTTTGTCCCGTTTCTTGTATGGTTATTGCTGGATTACTGGCTCCTACCACATGTAATTCTGTTTCGGGGGCATTCGTGCCAATACCGACGCTTCCATCACTATGAATTCTCATTCTTTCTGCTACTGCGTCTGTTCCATTTACTTTGGTATTAAAAGTCATAATAGAAGTTCCCGTTCCATCGCCTCCTCCCGCATTAAGGATTAAATCTCCACCGGATTGATTAGCAGAACCCGTGGGGGCCGAACCTGCTGAAATTGTTAAATCCCTTCCATCAGTTCCCGCACCTGTCGTGGCTACACTCAATTCAGCATTTGCTCCATTAGAAAAAACAACTTTATCTAAACTTGTAATAGTTAAGTCCCCACTTGAATACGATACATCGGATAAATCGTTTAGTGCGGCAGCCGCCCCAATATCACTCGCTACATCCGAACCTGCTCTAAAATCTACATTTCCTCCGCTATCTAAAACTAAAAATTTATCCGTATCTGTTCCAGCCGCCGATACACTACCTAAATTTAAAGTTCCTGCAATTGTTGTAGCACCTAAACCGTCTACTGAAAATACCGTGGTATCTCCTTCATCACCGTCCGAATCATCATCGGATAAAATTTCAAACTTCTCATCAGCGGTATTGTCGGCTAAAATAAATCTAATATCTGCATTCGCTACTTTATTTTTAAATGTGGTTCTATCAGCAGTAGCGATAACAGACATGGCCTCAGTATACACACTACTATCGCTATATGCAATTGATAAAGAATTTGAGGTTTTATCATACCCATAAAGTTGAACCTGCCTAGTTGTAATGTTCGCACCCGAACCTCCGACTACTTCCACTAATGCTACGGGAATATCACCAGCAGTTAAATTATCCGGACCCCTTGCAGTAGCAGTAGAACCATCTCCCTCTCTAACCGCCAAAGCACCCGAAGAAGCAATAACGATTAAATCGTATCGGGTATTTGTTGAAGCATCGGATGTTAATTCAACTTGAGTAGGGGTGCTTGTTGTAATTACACCATCCCTCATAAATGTAATATTTCCACTAAACTTAAATCTAGTTCTTGAGCCTCCTGCTTCTTGAACAAAATTAGAAGCCCCGTAGGAAACAACATAATTTTGCCTAGCCGCTTGTTCTAAAGAACGAATAATATTGGCATGAATTTTATCGGTTCCGTCTTTTAATCCATCTGTTGTATCAGTTGCATTCAATTTTGTAATATAATCTCTATTTGAATAATTTACCATATTAGTCTACCTCCACCGTAATTATAAATTCTATATCGTCTGTTGAAGTGAGTGGTCCGATAGCATCGTAGTTCACCCGTAGAAGCATATTCCCCCCACTACTTGCATCAAAAATACCCACCTCCTTAATCGTGTGTCCAATGTGGGTTAAACCCGATACACTAAACTTCCAATCAACGCTAGTCTCTCCGCTATCAGTTCCGCTAACGCTGAACCTGCTCCCAATGGGAGAATCTAAATCACTAGCATTTGGGTTGGTGCTATCTCCACCCGTCCCCACCTGTGCATAAACGAAAGTGTCTTTCACATGGGTTCTAATATCAGTTCTTCCATCTCTCGTAATCATAATCCTAACCCCATATCAAATCCTATTGTTGAACCGAATCCTAACACCGTTGTTGAAACACCAGTATTCTTTGTGATTGTGGCCTTTACAAATTTAAGTCTTACCGTCTGCAAACTAATAGAGGGACTGGCGTAAGACTTGTATACCTGTTTATTTCTCCCTTGTAGGTTTCTAGTCTCCCCCAACAACAGCGATAGTGTCGCTGAAAGGTCTTTGGTGTATTCTCCTAATAAAAGTTTCGTTGGGTAGCCGGATTCTTTTACCACTTCTATTACTGCATATTCTCCTCTAAAAATTCCCTCTCTTTCAAACTTCAAGGTAATAATTTGTCCCGGTTCAATGTGAGGAAGGTCGGATGCAACCCCTATTTGAATAGCGTTTGATAAGGTAGAAAATGCCCTAAGCATTTTCATGGCCCTTTCATTCGCTTGTTCCTGTCCGGTGATAGAAAAGTCATAGATTTCTTTTATCTTTTCGGAACCATCTGCTTCAATTTCGGAATGGTTTTTAGCAATACCCCTTACATCATCTCCAATAACTACAACAGAATTAAACTTATCATACAAAGAAATATCTCTCTTAAAGGAAGTTATATTATATTCTATACTATCTTCTGTTAGTTCTATGCTTCTATACTCTTTAGCACTTTCGTTTGAAACGATGTCAAAGGTTTCTCCATCAATTTTTAGTTTAAGGCCCTTATAATCTAAAACACTATTAACTGCTGTAAAGGAATCCTGTCCATCAAAATTAGAACCTATGTAATACTTATCGTGGTCGGTTGTCCCGTAATCTGCTGATTTATTATAAGTTAAGCCGATAGAAGAAATAATATCATCGGCAATTTCCTCTACTTCGGTTTGAATTTGTAGGGGGGAAACAATTTTTATGCTTTCTACATTAGAAGAATTTATTCTACCAATGGCTTTAATTGTAAATATCTCCCCAACTGATACCGAACCGTAAAATGTTTTCATCTCCGGAAAAATGTAAGTTAAAACGGTGGCTCCGGATAGTCTGGGTCTTGTTTTAACAGATAAACCTGTATCTAATTTATCTCTTCCGTCTGTTAAACAAACCGAGTAATTATTATCTGCTGTAAATAAAGAGTTAGATGTATTTCTGTGAACCATGTAAGCGGAACCTGCACTATCACAATCCATTAAAACATACATGCCCTTTACTATTGCTTCTGTATCGGTAAAGGTTACAGAATTTGTCGTTAGGGTAGTAGCCGCCCAATTTCTTTTAGGGGTTTCATTCTCATAAAATCTACCCGTAGATGGGTTGATTACATTTGTTTGGGAGTAGTCGTAGAGAGAAATTGCGGTTTTATCTCTTTGGGTAGTAAGTGAACAAACAGAAAGAACTGTAAGTTTATCCGAGGAACCAATACCGGAGCCATTGTCCACTTCTAAAAAGTGTCTAAACTTTTCCCCGCTACTTTGTTTTGATATGTGGTGATGCTTAATGTAGTGTAAGGTTCCGTCATTATCATTGTGGAGATATTTTCCTGTCAAGTCTCCTATATAATGAATCCATCTGCTAAATGTGGTAGTAGCATTTAGTGAACCCACCGTTCTTTCAAATTTTTCCGTGTAGTCTACATCAATGGCTATAAATGTCTTACCTGTATAGGCATCACTAGGGCTTGCGTTTGTTCCTGTTATCACACTAATATTGCTCATACCAACATCAATTACAGGAACATAGAGTAATTCAACATCTGCTGTTTCCGATACTAAATCTCTAGAACTAAGGTTTCCTAAATATGTGGTAGTGTATAATTTCCACTTACTCGTCGTCGTGTCTTCGTAATCAACAGCACTTTCTGTAATAGTAGTTCCGTAGTTATTTGCTTGATTTAAATTTGATAATTCGGCTTGTAAAGATGGTGTCGCCCCCTTTGGGCTAGAATGGTCCACCACAACAACTTTCATTCCTGTGTAGATACCATTTCTTTGTTCCTCAGCAGACGAAGAATAATAAACATACCCCCCGTCATTTTCCAACCTATAAGGATTAACAACTACATGTCTATATCTAGGTGAAGTAATAGTGCAAGAAACATCAGAAGTGTCCGCAGATTCCCCTGTTATTGGATTGCTACTACTAACTGTTGAAACCGTAAGTGAATTAGAGGTCCTCCCCGTTATGCTATAATCAATATTAAAATTAGAATTACTATGCCCCGCTACCGTAATAACTTCATTATTTCTACTAAAGTATTGTAGGTCAGGAGCAACACCACCAGCGTTATTACTGAAAGTAATTGTGGCGGTATTTGTCCCACTACCCGCAATATTTGTAATTCTTAAATCGGCAGTTATGGATATAGTATCTCTATTGGAAGAGTTAGTAAAGCCGTATCTTAAAAATTTAGGATTTAGTTGGCTTTGGGAAGAACTAACAGTTGTTCTAACAAAGGCGGCATTTTCTAGAACCTCGTAATTAGCGTGAGAACCTAAACTTCTTCCGGCTGCTAGAAAATAATTAGGAGCAATAACAGTATGACCGGGAGTTCCTCCCCCAATACTAGCAAGGCTTTCGCTTTGATGTTCATTAGCCCCATCGCTAACATAAACTTCTCCACTATAGCCGTCCACGGCACAATTAGCGGCTAGGGTAATAGTGGTAGGAGGAGAAGCCGAAGCAATACTTGAAACAGTTCCTAGTAGGCGTGAAAAACCTGTAGAATCGTCGCTAGGACTAGTATACAAAACTTTATGATATACAGTTCCTCCTACGCTTTTATTTAAGTCTGTAGCGTCATCAACAACGATAGTTGTAGAACTACTAGATGTGTTGGTAGTGATATTAACTTTGTATAAACTTAGTCCACCTCTAGGCAAGGAATGAGAAATTTCTTGTCTTATTTTTTTTGGTCCCGCTTTAAGTGTAGTTTTATTTTTAGAAAGTTCATAGTTAATTTCATTAAAATCTTTATCAACTGTCATTGTTCTCAATCTCATTAAGTTCATTCTTAGAGGGTTGGTGTTAGAAACACTATTAATGGGAAAAAACTTATAGTCGGAATCAAACAAGGTTTCTAATTGGGTGTTTCCTATGTAATTTCTATGACCAATAGAAGTAGAACTCTTTGATGGTTTAAATTTAACCATCGCATAATACCCTGCTAAATTTTTACTAATATCTTGATTAAATAAACTATCCTTTCTTTTTTTGTTAACAGGAAGGGCATCCCCTAAGATAAATAAAAACGGGTTAACAATGGATGGGTCATCAATTTCTACACGCTCTTTGTTATCTAGAATACTAAACGGAGTTCCGTTAGTAGCATATCCTACTAGTCGTCCGTAATTATAATGACTGGTTCTATAAGATTCGGGGAAGGTAGTCAAATCTATGTGGGTGCTTCCCACCGCAGGGTAATATCCAGTATAACTTACGGGTAAGTCCTTTAGATTACTGTTAACCGTATCGGAGTAAAATGTCCTACTTACGGAAGAACTACCTTCTATTCTAAAAGAGGTGGTATAAAAATTAAATCCGGAAAAATTGTCCTCATATCCCGAAGGAGGACTACTCTTAACTGTGTCATTTGAACTACCATCGCTAAATCTATCCAGTTCTCTTTTATATCTCCTGTAATGATACATAGAACTTTGAACTAGATTGTTAAATCTAAAAATAGGAGAACCAAATCTCATAAAATAGTTTGTTTTAACGGGGGTAACAACCAAACCTCTATCATCTACAATTACATTTTTATAAGTAGCGGGGCCATATCTAGTTTCTCCATTAGAGTCTGTGTTTGTAAGATTGTCTAATAAATGTAAAAACCCTCCTCTATCTAATCCATTAGAATTTACTAGATACATTCCCATTGAGTTATCATAAAAGGAATCACTATTATTGAAATCCATCCTACCTAAAACAATGGGGGAAACATAGCCCACCACTATTTCTGTTTCTGTTAAATCCTGAGAGTTATTACTGGTAATAAACTCTAAGGTTTCTATTGAATTGTTAGTAACTTCATTAAAAGTAAAACCAATAGGAGAATCCTTTCTACTAGAGGATGAACCTTGAGTAATAAGTAGACTTTCTATTTCTTTGCCATCTTCATTAAAAGAAGAATAAGTTGTAGATTTTTCTTGACTTCCATCGCTGGATAAAAATTTTCCACTACCTACTAGTCTATACCCTTTATCTAGTGAACCATAAAGAGTTGTAGCACCATCATGTCTTAATGAAGTTTCTAGACTTTTTCCCACCAAGACTTTTTTATTGGCAACATAAATATCCCCTATCGTTAAAGACCCGGAGTTGATACCGTAATTATTAGAATTTGTATCAATTAAACAATCATTAATTAAATCTAAAGTTGAAGGACTAGAAGCAACAGCGTGGTTTGAACCACTTACACCTATCATAATATACCTGCTTCCAAATTTAACATAAAGAACAACGCCCCATTTAATTTCTGTAGAAACAGACCCCCCCACCGTAAGCCTAGCCTTATAAACGGTATTGTCATTTAGTGTCGTTGATATATCTAACCCCGTATCGGTGAACCCGTCAGTAAAGGGACTAATGGAGGAATATAGGTAGTCCTCACTATATATGTAATTTTTATCTACCGGTCTTGATAATAACTTTCCTATATCATCCCTACCGGACAAGGTGATGTAGTGTAGATTCATTTCAATCTTCTTCTCTACTGTTTCTATTCTACCTTCAAAAATCACTTTGTTGACATCTAGTTTTCCTTTTAAAGACGAAACTATATCTGTTGAGTTGTAATAGGAAGAGGTAGGGGCATCTTCAAATTCTACATAACCGTTATGAAGGTCTCCCCTTTTTACCTTTATTGAAAAACCATAGTTTGTCCCGTCAATTCTATATTCTAGGTCATTAATATCTGCTTCTAAATCACTTACTACAATACCATTTCGCTTGTTTGCCCTGTAAGTAAGTGTAATAGACCCCGAAGCAGTAGCGGGGTTAGAAACGACCACCGAAGTTGAATTGGGTATTTGTATAATCGTAGTCCCTGTTGTAATACTAGTTCCTATCACTTCATACCCTACTTCTAAATTAGTAGAAGAAACAGTAATTGTTTTAGAACCATTCGTAATAGAACTACTAACAGATTCGCTAACTTGCTCAATATCAATACTATGCGTGGTAATAAAGTTATTTACAACAGGCGACCATTCCTTTCTAAAAGCCGTAGCATCTGTCATGGAAGCAACCGTGGCGGAACCCTCAAAGGTAGAACTTGTGATTGCCCTTCTGTTTGAAATTGTAATAATCTGTGAGCCGCTAGAAGGGGCGGTAATAGCCGAGAGCAAGTAGTAGTAATTCCCAATTAAAATTAATTCATATTTTGCTGTTGACGAATTATATAGGAGTTCTCTTAGGTCTTGATTTTCTGTTAAACCCGTAACTGTTATATTAGAGGTAAGGCTTGGGTTTGAGTGGTTGTTAAAAATACCCGGCAGGGTGGCTTGGGGTTCATAGGTAATATTTTGCCTCTTGATACCCTCCTTTACTTCTACTCTCTCATTAGTATTTATTTTCTTATCTAAAAACTTAGTGACATCGGAAAACTTTGCCTCAAAATAGTTTCCTCTATTTGTGATTGTTTTTTTGGTTTTAACATTTATTGCGTTTGGAATAAGTTGGTTTCTAACCGGCGAGTCAATAAAACCTAGATAGGTTGTGTGTCCACTATCGGAGTAGTAGATATTTCTTGAAGAGTCGTTCCATGTTGTAGTGCTAAAGGTGTAGGTTGCGCCTGTTCCAGTAGATGTGTTTCTAAGTTGTGGTGTTGAGCCGTTATCTAGTGTTTTGTTGTTATCTACAATGGTTGCATTTTGGGTGTAGAAACTTTTATCTAAAATGTAGTCGCTAGTTAAGGGGGCGGTTTTGAAAAAGGAACTACTATTGACAGTATTTGAACCACTAATTAATCTCTTGGTTATTGAGTATTTGCGGTTGGGTTCAAGTTTATCACCCGATAGGAAATAGAAAGTAGGTCTGCTAAGTTCTACGAATTTATCGTGTCTTTCTTCCGATGTTGCCGTGTTATTAATCAACCCATATCCAGCCGCTACAATACTACTACTAACCAACGGTCCCTTGAAAATTTTAACCTGCGTTCCCACGGGAATGTTTTCTTTTAGACGGGGAGTGAAGTCAATGTTATACACCGTTCCATCGTATTTTGTCTGCTCGGTATATTTAGCAAAGTGGTGTTGGTAAATACTGTCCGAATAAACCAATACAAAATAATGGTAATCGGTATCAATTGTAAATCCGTTAGCATTTCCTGTATCTAACTGGACCCTATAACCGGGAGTTTCTTGGGCGTTTGTTGTAGAAGTGGTGTTAATTGCGGTGGTTGTTCCCCCGAAGGAAGAAACCTCTCCATCGTAGACCTCGTAGTAGTTGAAGTTTTCACTCGTAGAATGACTACTGCTTTTAGTCACCACGAAGGGATTAGTGGAAGTAGCGGTGTTAAATGTCCCAGTTGATAGGGCGGCTGTAAAATCAGTTGGGAGGGCTTGACCCTCGTTCAAAACAAAGACTTCATCAGCCATCTAAGTTCGCCTCCTCAAAATCAAAGTATAGTAAAACATCCCCATAGAACGGTGTAAGTGTGTTTGTTGAACCCACCCCTTTTTTGTATCGGCTTAAAAACACCATCTCATGCATCTCCCCCATAAACTGACTTCTTCTTTTATTTGTTTGGTTAGAGGCATCCGATTGTTGTCCGATATTAATGTCCGATTCAGCCAAAGAAAAGTTTCCTCCTGCTGAGTGGACCCCTGTTTTTACTAACTGTCCGTCGTAAAAAATATTCATTCTTCCTCCGGAGGGGTTGTAAGAAACTGCTATGTGGTGAGGAACCTCAACATAAAGTGGGTCTTTATCTAAAAACTTCCATAAACCGTTTGCTAAAATTGAAGTCCTTTCCTCTGTAGAAATAACACCGCTAGAAAAATTTAACCTATTTGTGGCAATAGAAGCAATTTGGCCTACTGCGGACCCATCTATAAGATAAACATTTTGCCCACTTACAAAAACCGAGCCATCGGAAACATCTACATAATTACTACTCGTGTTAACAGACGAAATAGTAGCATTATATTTTTCAAGTGTGGGTGTGTGTTTATCATACTTATATAGCGTGGGGTTAAGAGAAGAATTTTCTAGAATAGTAGAAGCAATAACCGTATCGGAAGTTAGTGTAGTAGTAGTTCCCCCAATTGTTAAATAGAACTTAATTGCGTATTCTGCTGGCTGATTAACTGAATTAGTAGCAGTATTTTCTAATACGACTTTAACATTTGAATTGTAAAAAATAACCATCTCGGAAGCATATCGGGAAGTCTTTGACATATAATCAATTCCCTTTGCTCCTTGACCTAAAGACTTAATCGTTCCGTTATAAGTTGTAAATTGGTTGCCGTTAATATCGTAAGGAGTAATTAATGCCTCAAAAGTAAATCCTCCGGAGTGCGCCCAAATCCCAGTTTTTTGTTGCCCAGCCGTGTAAGGAACTTGCAAGTAACCATCACAGTTCGCTGGGAACTGTAATGATTTTCTGTCCTTAGAATAAACTACTGGCATGATAAGACCTCACAATAGAGAAATGTTAAGAGTTTCATTAAATGATAGAGAATAAGTTACTAGACCACCGGGTTGAAAGTCTGTTGAAAAAGTATCAATATACCCACTTATTCCCTTGATATTTGTAAGGGAGGTGGTGGGGTCGGGAAAATCGCTAGCCCCCAGCGTATTGGTTTGGTCAGCACTTCGGGAGGCCCATGTAAAGGGAATTAATGGTAATTCTGCGTGTTCTGTCGTTTCATCAACCCCAGCGTGATAAGTATAACCATCTCCCACCCTTGAAGGGTATAGAACATAAAGTGTAGATAAATTTTGGTCCCTTTGAGCAAACGATGAATCAATAGACGAGTGTAATAATTGAGCAATCTCGTAAGCCGTCATTGAAACATTCACAACTGAGCCATCCGTTCCGTGTCTTCTTGAAATAATTTGGTCGTGAATAACACCCCCACCAATTGATACAGTTTTTGACACCATACCCAAGTCTAAAACAATGTTTGTAGCCTCACCACGAATAATACCCGAAAAGGGAATAGGTGTAGAGTTGGCTCTTTTATTAGTTGCAATGCTTACAGATTGACACCTTAACATAATTCTATTTGTAATGGCGTTATCTCCCGTCTGTTGTCCGCTATCAAACTCAATAAACACGGTGCTATCAAGACCATAACTTCCCGTTGCGCTAATATTGCCTAAAACATCTGTCGTTGAAACCATCTAATCACGCCCTATATCCTGAATTATTATACCTGTTCATTTCTAGATTAATCTTTCGGCCAATCTTTCTTGCTATGTCGTCAAGTTCTGCGTCCGAAGCACCGACTCTTCCGTTAACGGAAACATTAATCGTGTTTCCTCCTAACATACCTCTAGTCTGTTGATTATTAAATACCTTTGCCCCCGTGGGTAGATTGACAATTTCGGGTCCTCTTTCTCCCACCAAGTATCTGCCCGATTTACCAATCATTCCACCATCAGCCATACCTGCTATTGCATCAACCCCAAATTCAGCCGCACCTTTTAAAACAGGAGCCGCTAAAGTAGCAATACCTATCGCTCTACCGAGCGGAGTTCCTTGTTTGAACAAAAATCTACCTAACGAAATAGCACCACCGATTGAAATAGCATTACTTAAAAACCCTCCTACGCTTTCACTTGATTCTTTAATTACTTGCGCTAGCATTCCTCCTACTCCATAAACTGTGCCAACTACAAGAGAACCCAACCCCATAATTAAAGTCCCTACCGTAGCAGTAAGTATACCAAGTAAGAGTTTTCCAATTCCTTCTAATACAACTTCAAGGGCTGGCATAACTTCATCCTTGAAACTACCTCCACCAAATAAAGCCTTTAACAAATTGAACATACCCACCACTATATCAATAAGACCAGTAAATATTAACTTTAGTCCGTCTAGATATAATACAAATAAAGGTTTAAAATCCTCTACGAATTTTTTTACACCATCAATAAACCCGCTCTTATGTAAGATATAAACTAATAAACCAATTAAAGATACAGCATAAAGAACCTTAGCAAAAACTAACAAACTAGTTCTTAAAAACATCATATGTTTTGCTATATTTCTTTTCTCAAAGAAAGATTTCAAGCCCTCTTTGATATTATCAAATATACTTGTAATAGGAAGAAGCGCACCGTCTAAAAACTTTTGAAGGGTCAGGTCTTTCTTTTCTTTTTTTATTGCGCTTACTCTTCCAATAGTTCCTTTAACGATAATACCTCTCTCCTTTGCTTCTTCTTTCAAGGCATCAAAAACCTCACCCCTAGCAAACACTTCGTCCTTTAAGTTTAAAATTAATTGTTGTCTAGCATCTATTTGTTTTTTACTAAACTCGGAGTCTTCGTCGTTTAGTTTCTTATCAAGAGCCTCTAAATTATCATTAACCTTCACTAAATTTTCTTTATTTTTTTCTATTTCATTTGTATAATTTTCAGCAGATGCTTTTATACCTTCCATAGTAACTTCTATTGCTCGTCTTTCATATTCTAACATTTCTATTTTTCTTTGTGCAAGTAATTTTTCAGTATCAGTTCTTCCATTTGCTACTGTAATTTCTAAAGCATTTTGTTCTATCATTATTTCTTCTCTTCTTTTGTTACTACTTCTTATTTCAGCATTAGTATCGTAAAGAAGTTGCTTGTTAAGTGAAAGTCCTTCATTTAGCGTGTCTCTGCTTTCTTGTTCTTCTTTTAGTTTATTTTTCAATTCTTCCCTTACCTTTTTTACGGTCCGAGCGTCAGTTATTTGTTCATCTACCGTCTTTTGAAGTTTAGCAAATTCATCGGAAATACCGGCAATTTGAACAGCAAACCCCTCCGTTTCGCTGTTTCCTAATAAACCACCCTTTCTTACCTGTAATTCCTTACCTATAATTTTTGAGTTTCGTAATTGGGATTTAGCAGAATCTAAACCTCCGGGGGTTGCCTGTATAACTCTTCTTTCTATGTCAAGTCTCTTTCTAACATTTTCTTTAGATAAAGCGGTTTGCTCTGCTATAAATCCAGCAAACCCCTTCTGTCTAACCAATAGTCGGTTTCGTTGTTCGGTTAAAGTTAGTGCCTCTTTTAAACTAGAATTATTACCATCGGTTAACTCACGAAGAAACCCAGCACTACTTACAATATCAGCATAGGACTGTGCGTTTTCTTCTAGAAGTTTATTTTGATTTGCGATGGCATCAACCCTTTCTTTTTCGGAATCCTCAATATATCTAAAAATAACTGTAAGTCCTCTTAGTCTGTTTTGAATATCGTATAGGCCCGTTCCAGCACTAAGCCGACCAAAAATAGACCAAATAGTTCCGGGCTTACCTCTCATACTTGCTAGGTCGGAAAGGTTTTTTACAAGTCCCTCGGTGTATCTATTTGTTTCACTAAGAGAACCAGCCATCCCACTAATGCCTTTTGAGGCCGCATTAATGTTTGATAACATTTCGTCAAAGTTAGCCATTAGATTTCACCTTTTGCATTTCCTTCGCTTCTTCCTCTTTTTGGATAGAGTAAATAAGAAGCAAATCCCTAACCATTGAGAAAGGCATTTGGTATGCCTCGGCGGGACTGATATTAAGTTCCTTTGTCAAGATATATAAACTTATTCTTGAACCGATAAGGGGATTATCGGATTTTCCGCTTTTTAGCGCATTTAAATATTCTCTTTTAAATCTTCGTCCCCCGCATAATTAAATGGGTCGGGTAGAATTTCTTTAAGTTGATTTCCAACATACGGCTTGAGGCGAAGAACCTCAATTGTTGTAAGGGTGGGTTCAGTCTTCTCAACGAAAGCCTCCCATAGATACCTAAAGAGGGTGTCCATCTCAAGGGAAATATCATTGGTGCGGGAGTTCAAATTAATGAGTTTTGCTTGAGCCTTCTCTAATTGTAGGAAGGTTGGTTCCTTAATCCACACCTTGAGGTATTCATCCGAGTCGGGCGCAATCCTTACATGGTGAAGGGTTGGTTCGGCAGTTGCGAATAGCGAATTTTTATTACTTACAGTCTTCTTATCCATAGAATCATCTCCTATGTTTAAATCCTAGTGTTATTAGGGTTTTAAACTTAACCTTGAATGGCCCAGTATGTGGTATGGGTGCATTCTTGCATGGTGAGTGGTTGAATAGTCCAATTGACAACAACGGGTCCACGGTCATTTCCAACGGGGAACTCAGCCGATGTAACCATGTAATCACGGAATTTCATTTGAAGTTCCTCTCCGTTTTCCTTTGTGAAACGAAGAACAATCTCACTCGTAGCGGAGGATAGCGCAGTAGCAAGTTGATTTTGCAGTTCAGTAAATACTGCGGCATCCGTTACATGACCTGTGAAGGAAAGCGTATAGGTTCTTTGGCCGGTGAGTTGAGTTTGGCTATTCTTATCATAGCGACCAATATATCTCTGTGCTTGAAGTTGGTTATCAATTGTGAGATTAAACGAAGCCAAGCGAATGTAATCCTGTCCGAAGAGAGAAATTGTCCCATCAGCAAAGAAGAAAGGTCGCATTAACGGTTCCGTGTCAGCATCGGAATCACTAGTGAGAGTTTCAGTTTGTCCCTGTCGTCCTCGGTAGTTAACAAAGTTTTTAACATCTGTTGCGTTGTTAAGAGTTTCATAGTTGGTTGGTGCAACAAAGGTATTTTTGTGCGCTAGCGATAGATTCATATTAACTGGACCTGCCACATCTGCGTTCATTGTTAGTGAGTTAATAACCGTGCCGGGATAAATTTTTGAATACACATTTTCTTTAGCAGAATCAACCGCTACGGTAGCATTTTGGTCTGCCTTTTTGAGAGTGTATTCTAATGCAAAAGAAGGTAAGGTATGTCCATTTTCTTCTGTAATTGTATAGGTGATTAAGTCATTTTGCACATCATCGTTGTTAATTAGTAGGTGGCTATCAAGAGTTGAAGTAGCGGCCAATGGAGGACAAATAGTGGTTCCCTCGGTTCGGTGAATTGTATCTTCGGTTTCGGAGTAAATAAAACCAGTTCCACTTCCACTTGCTAAGGTAAAATCATTTGTTGGGGTATGAGCCGATTCTGCACTAGCGGGAGTAGTAATTGATTTCTTACCCAATGCGTAGTAAAGAGGCCAAAACGAGTTAGCCAACATATCAAGACTTCCACCGGAAGTTTCTTCAATACCCTTATACTGGTAAATGAAGTTTCTAGTCCCACCAGCAACAAGGTTCATTTGTTCTGTCGTAACATTCGTTGAAGGAATCGTTACAGAACTAACCAAGCCAAGCCAAGTATCGGAAAGAAGTCTTGGGTTAGAGCCGGAAGCGGCAACAGTAGAACCCGCAGTTGTGGTAGATAACGATAATTCACTTCCACTAGCATTTGTAACTGCGGGTGATTGAGATACTGTTCCTCCGTAGGTATTGGTTAGAATTAAATTATCCCCGCTTCTTGAAGCAGAAAAGTGAATGGAGCCAGTTTTACCAACTTCCGCAACTATAACATCAATAATTTCTTCTGCGGTTGTTAGGTCGCTATCGTTAATATTCACTTCCAAATTAGCACTTGCACCGCCATATGACCCGTCGTTGGTAATTCCGATAACATAAGCCGTGGAAGAAGCACCATTTGACGAAGGCACTTGACCAAAGGCGATGCTGTCGTTATCGTAGTCTCCTCGTGTATCGCTACTAAAATTAATACTGAGAACTTGAGCAGTATATGTGGTTGAACCTCCCGACCCTTTAGGGGCAGGAACAGGCGCACCGTATTGCTCAATAACTCCGTAATAATTTGTAGCAGTAGATGTAATAGCAGACGCTAAAGAATCATTAACTGTTAGTGTAGTGGCGTCATTTGCTTGAATCAAAACTCTATCCGTAAAGGTATCACCCGAAACTGCGTAGATATTTAAATAACATCCTCTATATAAATTTGTTAAAAGTGAAAAATTAATTCTAAAAGTAGCGTTTAGAGTGATAACTCTTTGATTACCGCTAGCCGCAGCAATACTAGTAAAACTACCTGTATTTATTTCTTGTTCGGGTATCATTGATACCGTCGCTCCGCTTCCCATCCAAATATCTGAACTAACCATTTTTTTTCACCTACAAACAAACTGAAAATCGTTTTAACATAACACTTACTTTATATCCAAAAATCCTACTCTTTTTATCGTTCTGCTCAACCCTAGAACCCATTTCTATATGTTTAATATCCTCCGTTAATGAACCCGATTGAATCCATCCCCTTCGGTTATTTTCTAGTATGTAGCGAACTATCTTATAAAGGTTTTCTATTCTATCTCTTCCGAAGGTGTCTCCGGATGGGGATAATCTGTTTCCATCGGATTTTCTTCTATCGTCTTGTTTTGTTCGGATGCGAATACCCATAGAATAAGTCTCATTTCTAACCGACCAATCAAGGGTAGGGTATTCTACATTCTGTGATTCTTCCATACAAACGATTAAATCTGCGGTATCAATAACTCCATCGGAGTTTGTGTCTTGGTCTTTTGCACGAGAAATTCTAGCACGATTTCCTCCTCTACCGGGATTCGTAGTATTTCTTGTTGAGGCCATAGACCGAACATCCATAATTTGTGGACGAACCCTGTGAACGGTTGGAATATCACTACCTAAAGCAGTAATGGCGGCATTCCAATTATCCGCTAAGAGGGAAACTAAAAATGTTGTTTCATCCATGTCAAACCTTCCTATAAAATGTTGCCCTTTGTTTTTGTTCCTTTTTAATGTCCTTTCTTTTTCTAATATATTGAGACAATTGACCTCTAGTGGGTGTATAATCTTGAGCAGATTCGGGTCTGTTTTCCTGCATCCATTTTTTGGTTTCCGATAAAATAACAGACATTGTTCTTTCTTGACCGTCAGCCATAACAGTATTTAAGGCTTTAATCCCGATAGCGGAAAGTCTCTTTCCCTTTATAACACCGAACCATTCCTCTTTATGTGGTCCATCCGAAGAAAGTTTAAACTCTCCTTGACCTCTTCTGCGTCGTCCGGAAAACAAATTTTCAATTTCTCTTAGGACCATTTTTAGTCTTCCACCGGAACCGGCCTCACTTACCCTATGTGAGATAGTAGTTGTGACCGATTCTGCATCGGGGTCGTCCATTTCACTCAATCTTTTAACGGTAATAGTGTCGTGTTTTCTTGTTTTATCATGTTCTACTATCACATAACCTTTTTCTTCAAGAAATTTATCTAGTTTTCTAGTTCCTTTATCTCTTTTCTTGCGAATATCATCAATCATTCAAAAGCCTCCTTTATACGCTTTTCAATAACCTTTGTAAATTCCTGTTCAATAACTTGAGACATAATTTCATCCGATAGACGCTCACCAAGTAGTTCTTCCGATAAGTCCTCCATGTCCTCATTTTGTGAAATAATTCTTTGCAAAATTTCATCCATCTCCTCTTGAGTTTTAGAAAGTTTTTCAATAATTCGTTTAAACACAATATCACCAATTATAATTACAAGCCCAGTAGCCAGCAGTTAATTTATTTTTCTTCTGCTTGCAGTTATGGCGAGATTTAAAATTTTTCCTACGCTTGTTGCTTTTGTGTTGTAAGAAGTCCTTGTAGCCTCTTGCCCCAAAGGACACTATTCGGTATTTTCCATTTTGGTGTGCCAGCACTCGGTATTTCTTTTTGCTACCTTTAGGTGCGCGTTTTGGTTTATTTACACCGGGAAATTTTTCTCCCCGATACATTACCCCACTCTTGACCCTTTTAATTTCTGGTTTTTTTTTCTTTGCTTTAGAAACATCATCACAGTCGTTGCACCCACAACCACAATCCTTTTTTAAAATATCCTGCCACATAGTTAATCTCTCCTCTTGTAGCGTTTAACGGTTTTACCATCCCTAATAACACCACCACCTAAAAATTTTGACTTTGGTTTTGGTTTGATTTTCCTACTAAAGTCCTCTTCCTCTTGTTCTACGACAGCATCAATATCTTCTTCCATTTCACGAGAGGCTGGCTCGCCTGTCCCAAACTTTTTACCAAAAAGTCTAGCACGAGGAATTTTTTTAGGCTCCTTAATTACGCTCCACCAATCACCCATAATATCACCTTATTGTTTCCTTCTTATTAAGTTTTTCTTTGGAGTT